TGGTACTGGTATGTCTACAGCGGCTGCTGAAAGTCTAGGTGAAGATTCAGGTAATGCGTTTGCTGAAATGGCGTTCAGTATTGAGAAATCAACTGTAACTGCTAAATCAAGAGCGTTAAAAGCTGAGTACACAATGGAGTTAGCACAAGACTTGAAAGCAATTCATGGACTTGACGCTGAAACAGAACTTGCTAATATCTTATCAAGTGAAATTTTAGCTGAGATTAACCGTGAAGTAGTTAGAACTATCTACAAAAATGCTGAGAAAGGTGCTTCTGCAAACACAGGTACAGTTAATACAACTACAGAAGGCATATTTGACCTTGATACAGATTCTAACGGTCGTTGGAGTGTTGAAAGATTCAAAGGTCTTATGTTCCAAGTAGAAAGAGAAGCTAATGCGATTGCACAAAGAACTCGTAGAGGTAAAGGGAACATGATTATTTGTTCATCTGATGTTGCTTCGGCACTTCAAATGGCTGGTGTTCTTGATTACGCTCCTGCGTTAAACAACAACCTAAATGTTGATGACACAGGAAACACTTTTGCTGGTGTTCTGAATGGTAAATATAAAGTTTATATTGACCCATATTCTGCAAACAATACTGCTAAACAATACTTTGTAGTAGGTTACAAAGGTACTTCACCATATGATAGTGGCATGTTCTACTGTCCGTATGTACCATTACAAATGGTTCGTGCTGTTGGTCAAGATACTTTCCAACCAAAAATTGGGTTTAAAACCAGATATGGTTTACAAGCTAACCCATTTGCTGAAGCTGGTTCAGGCGACGCTGCCGTTATTAACGGAAGTGGTTCTGCAAACAGTAACAGATACTACCGTAGAGTACAGGTTGCAAACTTAATGTAATCTTTACTTGCAAGAGTATACGAATTGGGGCGACATTTATCGCCCCTTTTCATATCTAAAACTTGTATAAATAACTATATAATATTATAAATTATGGCATGTGAGATGATTAAAGAACATGAAATAAACAAACAAGATGACTTATTTATTAAGGGTTATTATGCACCTGATGATGTTGTTAATCCTGCGATTGATTGGGCAAAAACTGCTTTAGATTCACAGTTACAAGGTGGCGCTACTATGGATACAACTAGTAGTGAAATAATAAAATGGGATGGTGTAACTAATACATTTAAGGAGTGTTATGAACATGATATACTTTGGCCTACTTTAGCTGTTCCTGAAATGAATGTTTTATTAGGATGGATTCAATTTGCATTAGACCATTATACAACTTCATATCCTATGTTAAAAGAAAGTGGTGCATTTAAAATGGACCCTGGCTTTAATTATCAAGTATATCCTAAGGGTCATGCATATACAGGTTGGCATTCCGAAAGAGCAAATATGGAGAGTACTAATAGAATGTTAGTATGGATGATGTATTTAAATGAATGTGAAGATGGTGGTGAGACTGCTTTCTTATATCAAAAATTTAACTGTAAACCAGAAAAGGGATTGTTGTTATTTTGGCCTTCAGATTTTACACATACACACAGAGGAATGCCTAGTTATAAAACAGAAAAAAAAATATTTACTGGTTGGTATTCTTATGTTACTAAAGGAGGTGCGTTAAAGTGGGAGTAGAATTTAAAGAATTATTAGAAGAATATACTTTACACATTGAAGAAAAAGATATATTAAATCTTTGGAAAATGCGAAGAAGATTTCCTCATGAGTATCATACACGAGCGCCTAGTGTAGAAGTTATAAACTCTTATGATGGTCTTACACAACACAGAGGAGTGTTTGATTCTGAAGGATACTTAGAGTATTCAAAGATATTAGATTTCTATGAAAAAGGTCATACAATTATAATGTCTAATGTTTTTGATTTAACTGAAGAATTAAGAATGTTAGAAGGTGCAATAAGAGATAGTTTTGCATTTTATCCTGTATATGGTAATTTTTATGTGAGTAAAGAAGATAAAGGTGGTTATAAAAGTCATGACCACCCACAATATGATGTTTATGTAAAACAAATTTATGGCACCTCTCATTGGGTTATAAATGAAACTGAAGATGTTATAGTGCCACCTGGAAATGTAATACACATACCTAAAGGCATTAAACACTATGTAAAATCAACAGATGGTCCTAGACTATCATTAACAATTAATATGAGATGATAATAGATAAAACAGTACATAAATGGTTACTTGATAACATGTATAATAAAAATTATCTAGAAAGATATGGACAATATCCTGTGGGTATTAGATTTCATTTAGGTATTATAGATAATCATGATGAAATGAGAATGGCACTAGAAAGTGATAATGAGACTTATAAAGATAACCTTGATGGTGTTGGTATAGAAATTGCTATTAAAGAGTTAAAAGAAGTATCAAAGGTTGGTGCATTTTGTTATGAAAATAACGAATCATTTGATATAGAAAACTGCACACCTGTTATAATGAAAACATTAAAAAATGACCATTGGGAATATTTAAGAACTAGTACTTGGTGGGGTGAAAGAGGTCTTACAGTATTTGGTTTTAAAAAACATACATATGTTCCTGAAAAAAATCATAGTAAGGTATTGTTTTGGAATTGGGTATATCAAGAGTTTGTATTAACACACAGAATAAAAACTACAAGACCTACATCTACAATAAATCAAGATGATGACATTCAAACAATTACTATTCCTCATGAAGGTTTAGACAGAGAAATAATAGTAGTTACTTCTACTGAAGATAAGTATAGAAATCATACAGAATCGTTAAAAAATGCTAAAATATTTGTTGAACCTGAGATAAATGCATTAAAGGTTCTTTATAAATAGTACTATGGCAATTACAATTACAGATAAAGCATTACAAGAGTTTACTGATTATTTTCAAGACCCTGTAAATAAGTATATTCTTATATATACAAGAAAATTGGTGTTTCAAGAATCAGTTACAGTAAGTGGTAACAATGTAGGTACAGTAGTTCCTTTATTAACTTTTGACGCTAAAGATGTAGGCAAAAAAGAAATTGTCTATAATATAGATGGTATTACTAGCTCTGGCATTAAAGAACTAACGGTTGTGCCGGCCTCAGACCCAGCAGATGATTCTGAAGTTTTTTATGATGAAACTAGAACACCAAGACAAGATTTTTTTTATTATAACTCTGATACAAGAATAGGAAGAAGTGTATCACAAATTGGTCAAACATCTAGTAGTGATAATGAACAACAGGTAGGAAGTCTAGATTTAAAATTAACATGGTCTACTGATGATGATTCTCATGTAGGCAATTCTACTATTGATTTTGATGAAGTTAAAAATATACTCACTATAGATATTACACCATGACAGAAACAAACTCTTTAACAAGACAACCTAGTAAACTAGATTATGCAGCTGCTACACAGTTTAAGTTTAATATTATTAAACTACCTAAAGTAGAATTTTTCTGTACATCTGTAAACATACCAGGCATTACATTGGGTGAAACTTCACAAGATACACCATTAAAAACTATACCAATACCTGGCGATAAATTAACTTATGCAAGTTTAAATGTATCGTTTCTTGTAGATGAAAACTTAGAGAACTATCGTGAGATACATGGTTGGTTAACAGGTTTAGGATTTCCTAGAAATCACACACAGTTTGAGACTTTAGTAAATGCCGGTACTGATAGATTTCCGACTGCAACTGCAACAGCAAAAAATAGAGACGCTGGTATAAGTCAAGACCAAGGTTATGATGTGGGGGCATATTATTCAGACGCCACATTAACTGTATTGTCAAGTAAAAATAATCCTGTATTAGAAGTAAGATTTAGAGATTTATATCCTACTTCACTAACTGGTTTATCTTATGACCAACAGGCTGGCGATACTTCATATCTCACAGGTGATGTATCATTTAGTTACTTAATATATGAGTTTGCTGATGTTGGGGCAGGTAGAACTACTGAAACAACTACATAAGACTTGACATTTGTTGAGTTTTGTTATATAATGGTTAGATTATGACATTAGAAGAACTACAAGAGCAGGTCGATAAAGACCTCAAAATAAATGAAGCTGAACTTGATTTAGAATCTCTAAAGACACCTCAGTTACATAACAAATATCTTAAACACTACAATAACTTTAAACTGTTATTGACTAGAGCTGAATCTGATTACAAGATACTTAAAAGAGTAAAATGGGAATACTATACAGGTAAGGCAAGTCCAAAGATATATCAAGAAAAACCTTTCAATTTAAAAATCATGAAGTCAGATATAGACAAGTATCTAGAATCTGATGAGGATTTAATCAAGTCAAAACAAAAGATAGACTACTTAGAAACTATTGTTAATTACTTAGATAGAACTTTAAAGACTATTAGTAGTAGAGACTGGCAAATAAGAAACTCTATTGAGTGGCGTAAATTTACAAGTGGTGCAATATAATGGCTGTAGATAAATTACGAATGGAAACACTTGACTTATTTCCTACTCCTGTATTTTCAGTACAAGAGTTTTATGATAATAAAGGATTACT